ACCGCCATCGTCATCATCATCACCGCCTGTACGACGAGAGCCACCGAATGAATCTCTTAGGTTATCACCTTGTACGCCAGCCTCTCCGTCGAAGCCCAATAAGTCACCTAACCAAGTATCACCGAAGTTAACATTGCCGTCACCACTTGTGTCAGCTAAGTTCTCATATAAGCTAGATTCACCACCGAAAATAGAGCCTTTCTTCTTCAGCCCTTCTTCGTTAATTCCAAGATCATCCATACGATCAACGATGTCGTTATATTGAGCTACTGCTGCTGTATTGATAAACGCCGCTACTGGTAGTCCTGCACTAGAAGCTATAGCTGTAGCAATGTTAGTCATTACGCCTAGACCTTTAGCTGTTTTAGATAGGTCTTCTGGCTTAATACTATCTACATCAATAGGCTCTGGTCTTACTTGTGTTTTAGTAGGTTCACCCTCATCTTGCTGCCCTACTGTAGTCTCTGTAGTAGTTTGTATTTGTGTCTCAGAGTAACCTAGCTCTAGTAGTTCTTCATATCGTGCTTGCTGTGCAGGAAGTGTAAGTGTTTCTACTTCTCCATTAGGGCCATACATAATAACAGTATGTACTGGGGTAGCAGTAGTACCTAAAGTCTGATCAATTAAGTAACCAGGAGAGAACATAGAAGCTTGCTGTGTTCCGAATTGTGGTTGATACGGATCAATGTCTGACTCTTGATTTGTGACAGGGTTTGTTATACCTGTACCTGTGCTAACATCTGTACCAGGAGCAGCGTAAAGTACCTGACCCCCTTTGTTATACTGACCAGTATTACCCATAGCTACAGGAGCAGGCTGTTGATACATCTGCTGTTGTTGCAGATAAGGGTTAGTACTTTGTGTAGGTTGAGGGACCATACCACCTACAGCCATACCTGTGATCTGCTCTAATGCAGCTAGTTCTTCAGGAGTCAGATCGCCACTAGCTTGATTATCCATAGTCATAGCTACAGGCTCACCACCAATGCGTCCGTTAGCTTCCATATCCATCAAGCCACGCTTGGCTTCAGTACGTAGGTCTTCAAAGAACTTTACACCGTAGAAGCGTACAACGTCAGCAGGTACAACATATTCACCTTCACTTAGTTGCGCTGGGACATCATCACGTACTTCTTCAGCCATAGAACCAGGAGGCACTTCGTTACCGCTTACAGGGTCCATAGTAGTCCCATCATCAGTAAGACCACCTTCCTCCATCATAAAGGCCATCTGCATTTGCTTAGCTGTGTCCATTAACTTCTTCCCTCATAAGTTTTAATCTACGTAGTGCAGCTATCTCGCCTTGTATGCGATACATTGCCTCTGCGTCATTACTTTGCTCTATACGGACGTGCGCTGCGCTGATCTTACTATCTAGGTATTCTACGTAAGCATCCCATAGAGGCTTGTCATTTGTGATCTTCTTTAGTGCGCCTAAATTCATTTAGTTGGTCTCTCTACTAATCCACCTTTGTTGAAGCGTAGTTTAATATTTGTTGGATCAATAGTCAAGTTAGAAATGTCTAGAAGTGTACCTTGTACTGTTTCGACAGACTGTTTATAACTCTTATCGTCATATACATAATAGTTAAGCGGTTTCTTACCTACCTTAACCTGATTACCTAATTCGTTCTTTAGCTGCTTGAGAACCTTTTGATATGCTGCTACATAGGTGTTATAGAAAGCAGAACCCTTGGCAATCTTGGAAGCTAGCTCATCTTTGTCAAAACGCTGCTCTGCTAGTTTTTCTACAGGAGGTAAGACAATCTCATCTACACCTTTTCCTTTAGCGTCTGCTATAATAGCCTGTAGGGACATACGAATTGAGTCAGTGATACGCTGAACAGGTAAGTCTTTTTTAGTAGTAACTGTTTCCATTTTACCTAGTCCAGTTTCTACCGCCTCAAATAACATATCTGAAAGATCAGGTAAGTACATATGTCCTTCAAATTCAAACTCGCGTCCTACAATTTCACTTGCTACGTGAGATAAGCTACCTTGAGGTGTAATGATATTAGGCTTTACTCCAATATCGTCTAAAGCTTCTTTAAATATGTCTTTTTTCTGCTTATCAGAAAGTGTCTTATTTTTACGTGTAGGTATTACCGTGTCATAGATGTATGACTTTAAGTCTTTTATAGCCTTATCAGGATATCCACTACCTTCAGACTCTATAATAAATTCAAGCTGCTCTAAGATTTCAGATACTTCTGCATCCATCTCTTCAGTAGTTTTCTTTGTATATGCAGCTACATCATCTACTACATTCTGTAAGGGGTCAGACTGTAGCTCTTCAATAAGTATGTAATTACCTTCATCACCACCACGCAAGCTATAACGTGTATGAGCTAGGTTAGAAGGACCAAAATGTGTAGTGTATCCCAAATCCTCAGAAGCATCTAACCCCAACTCAGTATAATCCAACTCCTTGTCCAGTAAAGAACTTTGACGTTGCATATTACGGTAACGAGAACCTTTTTTAACAGCCTTAACTTCTAAAGGTTTTAAAATATCATCAGTTAATACACTATAAGATATATACCGTCCTGTATCAGGTTGTTTTGTGATGACCTCACGTTCAGTAGGGTTCCCTATAGCTATAACATCATCAACATCAATAGTCGTTACAGTTTTTTTCTTTTTTGCGAAGGGGTCTGCGTAACCTTCTATGCGTTGAACTGGTATTTTTTTACCGTCAAAAAGATAACTTAAATGATCTTGAACTTCTTGTCTGTAGTCATCATACATACTCCCTAGTCTCATCATTTTATCTAAAGCTTTAGGGTTATTGTTATAAATCCAGTTGTCTAAACTATCACTTATTTCAATGTATGAGTAATTATTAATAGTCTCAAAATCGTTAAGTATCTGATCTGCGTCTTCCCTTCGCCTAATGCCAGACAAAGCTTCTCTTGTATACTTAGCGTCAGGCTCTAGTCCTAACCCACGATACTCCATCTCAGCTTGTGTGACTTTAGGTGCACGTTTACGTACAAACGCTTCGATGTTCTCACCACGTGTACCCTCTTTACCGATAGGCGCTTCGTCAATAGCACTTTCTAGTGGGCTATAGAATCGTGCAACTGTAGGATCACTAGGATCAGCTACGTCAGACAATACTTCATCTGTCTGCTTGAACATAGGGTTATACTTAGGGTTGTCGATAATGCCCAGTGCTGAGCTTAGCTCTTTAGCTAGAATACGAGCGATACCTGACATTAGCCTACGTTCCCACTAAATCCTTGTTCACCTGGTTGTGGTGCTGTACCTGTACCCATCTGACCTCCACCTGAGCCAGTTGTGTCTTGTACGTCTGCACCTGCTGGAGCTTGACCTTCAGGCGCTGCTTCTGGTCCTGGCTGAGGTGGTTGCTCTGGAGCGAACTTCTTAAACAGCTCAGCTTGGATAGCTGCATCCTGCATAGAGTTAGTCACCTTGTCAGGGTCTAAGTCCATACTCTTAGCAATCTCACGGATAACGTAATCCATCTTAGCAAACGGTGCTAGCATTGGGTTAGACGCTACCTGTAGGAACTGCATTAGGCGCTGGGAGCGTACTTCGTTAGACATCAAGCTCTCTGTACCTGAAGCCTTAACTTCTAAGTCACCCTTGATTGACTCATCAAAGTCAAACTGCATGTTGAAGCTAAAGAATGCTTTACCTAGTGGACCAAGCAAGTAGTCATCTACGTTTTTAACTACTGAACGAATAGAGCCATTAGCAGCAGACATAAGCATAGAAATACCAGAGGCAGTCCGACCAACGCCGCTGACTCCAGTTTGTCCATGAGCGAACGAAGGAAAGCCTGTACTTTCATCAGCTAAGACCCTAGCTTTGTCAAATAGTTGAATATTCTCTTGTGCCACGTTGGGGAACTTCGTACCGAAGATGGCCTGTCCAGGTGCACCACCTTGTCGCCTAAACACCTTCCCTGGGTACACTGACAAATCTTGTCCTGGCACCAAGTTGGTTTCGTCCACTTCGATGATAAGGTTGCCAGATAAAGCAGCATTGTCAATAGCCATTCGCATAAAGCCATTCATCAATGTCTGTGTATCGTCCATATTCTCAGCGATACCTACACCAAAGAATGAATAGGGGTTATGTTCGTAAGGAGTTGCATAGTAAGGGATACGTGAAGGCTTGAATGGGTTTAGTACCATACGTAGTACTTCACCGTTACAAATCCAGATGTTACAGCTGATCTCTACAAGGTCACGCAATTCACGTGGAATCTTAACGCCATTATCTTCTAGGATTTCTGTATCGACAAAGCCCCAGAACTCTAGAACTTCCCAGCGCTCTGACTGAGGCTGAGTGTCGTCGTCTTCCATTTTCATTTCCCAGTGCTTAAGCGTATAGTCTGGGCTTTGTGCGATTGCGTTTTCGATAGACTCATCACGGAAGTAAGGACGACCCTTCAATGCACGTAGCTGATTACGAGACATCTTGTGACGCTCAACTACATACTCTGCCTCATCCATAGATTTAGCTTCAGGGTCTGGATAAAAGTTCCAAACTGATACGTGATTACACTCAGGCACAGTCTTAACTACTGGTTCATACTCACCCTCTTCGTTCCAGTTAGGGTACTCTTTATCTACAGCAAACGGTCCTTTCATTACACCTGTACCAAGGAGGGCCATCTCGAAGGCCATACTACGTAGGTGCTTTGATGCCCCAGACTCGTTCAGCTGATCGTGTATCTTCTTTTCCATCTTCTTGGCTGCTACCATAGCTGGATGAAAAGTAACGCTTCCTGGAGTCGTTCCTGCGCCCTCTATGAGCTTCTCACTTACAGGGTTTAGTTTGTCACGCATACCAGCTAGACGTTCCTGTAGATCAATAATAGTCTCACCAGGCTGTAGCTTACCGTCATCACCAATCAGGGGCACAGGCGCTGAGGTCTTACCAAATGTATTTTTTAGGTCATCACCTGCTTGTTCTGCATTAGGGTCTAAGTTAATATGTACAGATTCAGCTACACCATCAGGTAGAACTGTAGGGTCTACAGATAGAGGAAACTTGTTGTTACCGAAAAGTACGTCGATGATCTGACCATACGCAGCTAGTGTTTTAGTTTTAGTTACTTTAACAAATACACGTGAGCGCTCTGTGTCGGTGAACTGTACGTCAGGGCCGTACATACCACGATAGTTTCTGTAAGCTTTCATCCAACGTTCTTCATCAGCATAACGAGAATCTTCTGCACGTTTATATCGCTCATTAACATATGTAACTACGCTACTGACAGAATCAAACAGTTTATCGCTGCCATCTTCTGCAGCAATAACTTCATCCGTATCAAAGTTTAGATCATCAATATCTGCCATGTATTAGTACCCGAAAGTTGAGTCTGACGCTTGAAAGCCAGAACGTTGTTTAGCTGGGTTGTAGTCCCATATAGAACTACGAGGTCTTGTCATAATACCATAACGCAAAGCATCATACAAGTGGTCTTCTGCATTTGTGTCTACATCCTCTGGGTTCTTCTTGTCTAGAGGTATAGACGGCAGCTGCGCTATTATGTTCGTACAGGAAGAGAAGAATACGAGCCTTGGCTCCTCAGTAAACTCGTCTACCTGTAATCGGCGGTGTATCTCGTTCTTGCCTGAAACACGAGAGCCTCTTGAGCGATCCGAAGGCCTCCATCTACAGCCTTTCATGTTCATCTGCTCTGCCAAGGATGGGCCAGTGTCACCTCGGTTGTGCCACAAAGAAGAGTCCAACACGCCGTATCTGATTGTACCGTCATTAGCCTCTGCTTGCAGAATCATATCAGCTAGGTCTGATGCCGTGACTTTTGAGCAGTATAGCTCTCGGTATACAACCAGTTGTTCTGAAGGTGTTACAGCCATCCACACTACCCCAGTAAAAGAACCATAACCGTAGTCGCAAGCTCTGAACTTAGCCCACGATTGAGGTATCTCATAGGGATCAACAACGTGTATAGTTCTGTTGAACTCTGGGAAGGCTGCACCTTCGTTAATATCCCAGTTACCCTCAAGAAGTTGTTTTCTTTGGTGCTCTGGTAGAGATAGAAGCATTGCTTCGTAGTCTCCACCCTCAGCTAGATACGGGTTATCAAATAGACTAGCTGGGATAAATCTGCGTCTGAATAGCGGCTCTCCTGCTCTACTGTGTCCTGGAGGAAACGCTAGTGTTTCACCTGTCTCAATGTTAGTAGCCCAAAAGGGACTGTTAGCAGGCGCTGGGTCAATGAACATTTTCTTTACCCAAGAGTGACCTGGACCGCCTGGGTTGGTTGTGGCTCTCATGTACAAGCCTAACTCTTTAGAGCTACTACGTAAACGTGAACGCATGTAGTTCCACGCATACGGACTGTTCCACTGAGTAAGTTCGTCGAAAGCTACATAGTTAAACGCCTGACCTTGGTAGCGCATAACGTCTGTGTCTTTGTCGAGGTAGGACATCCAGAGTCGTCCTCCTCTTGGTGTAGTCCACTGAGACTTACGCTCTGACCACTTAATACCAGGAATAGCTTTAGGGTACAACTCTTGGCTTTTCTGTATGAGTTCCCGTAGCTCTTCAGTTGTGTGACGTACAAGTAGACCACTAAAGTCTGGGTTGTTCATATCACGTAGAGGGTCTGCTAGAGTCGCATAAGACTTACCACCACCAGCTGCCCCACCATATAGTACTTCACGTTCACTAGACGCTAGGTATTGTGTCTGTGGCCCTGGGTTAGGCTTAAAGACTACCTCTTGTGCTGCTACTGGATCGAACTCAGCTGGTTTTACTTCCGCTGGTTTCGTCTCCTGTGTCGTTGTCTTCTTCAGCGTAGGTGTAGTAGCCGACTCTTTCTTTTTCGAGTATCTCGTACTGCTTGAGCGCTTTTTTGTACCGTTCGGTAAGCTTGCGTTTAATTGCAGCAAGTGATTTACGTTTTCTTTCGACATCTATACGCTTTCTTAACCCTGAGTGAGATATGCGTCTTCCTGACTGTGTAGACAACCAAGCAGCTACTTCTCTATAACTATACTGCTTTAAGTGTTTCTTTGCAAGCTCTAATAGTTCTAACTCTTTAGAGATGGGCTTTAGCCAGTCTTCATCCTCAGGATCAATCTCATACCCGAAAGGTATCTGATGTGTTAGACGTGGGATTCGCTCCCATCTTTTTACTTTGAAATCAGGCTTAGGCAACATCCAGTAACCTAAGCTTTCACGTTCTTTTGCTTTAGTTATCCGTATCATCACTATCTTTAGGCGGTAGAATAAACAACCCACCTGAAGATTGCACTTCTACTCTTTCTGTTTTTACAACACCAGCACGGTCAAGTATTTCTTTTGCTGCATGCATTTTTTCTTTTACTCCTAACTCTGTAGGATCAACAAGAGCCTGACCAAATGCTACAGCTGCCTTAGGACCAATACGAGACATATACGTTTTAGTAGCATCGAATATCTCATCTTTCAAGGCATCTACAATAAGACGTGTAGGTGTGTTATCGCTGTAACCAGCAAGCTTCTTAGCTTTAACTACGTCACCACCAGCCTCATCGAACAGTACTTCGAGAAACTTTTGTTGATTTTCTGTTAGATTTTTTGCCATTAGCTTTCCTGTCGATATTCTCAGCTATTCTTTTGTAAGTGGTAATGATGAGTATATTACCATCCTTGTCAAAGGCGTAGTACTTATTGCCTTGTTTACTTATGCCACCAGATAAAGTACGAATCCCAATACACCAAAACCTAACACTAAAAGCAAACCTGTTACTGTCCAAGTTATGATAGCTTCTTGTAGCTCAGCCTTACGATACTCATGCTCTTTCTTTTGCTTCCTAATCTTAGCTTCAATAGCTACAAGCTCATCCCATGCTGATGGACCCATCGTGAAACTTATATAGTCCTTCAACTCTTTGCGCATGGACTCTGCCTTACGCTTAGCTGCAAAAACTTCCATAGCCTCAGATTCTATAGAACCACCAAGTGACTTCCACCAAGGAGGATTCTTAACTTGCTTCTCAGCTTGCCCTAAGTCAGCCATGTGACTAGCCCACTTGTTTAGCTGGCTACCCATGTCTTGTAAGTCCTTGCCTATAGCAAAGCCTTTCTTCAGGGCGTTAAAGGCGACAGTGGCCCCGCTTATGATTGTAACTGGGTCCATACTGCCTCCTCAAACAAGTATAGAACATTACTTACCTTCTTTTACGATACGCTTGATGTCACCACGTCCAATACCAATATCGTTTAGCTCACGGTCAGACATACGCCATAGGTGCATCTCTGCGATACGTGCATTAGCTTGACGTTGACGTGCTTCAATCATTGCGTTAAACACTTTGACCAGCCAAGCCTTAAAATTAGTGGCCCACTTTGATGATTCAGAAATTACTAGTTCCATTATATGTACTCCTTATGTTAACGGAAACACATATAGTTATACTACAATACTGGGCCTTTTAGAATTGCTATTTAGGAATACCCGTTATCACCCTACTGGGACAAACGTTTCAGTTACAGTAACAATACTATCAATATGTCCAGCAGCACCAGGCTCAACCTGAATCTTGTCACCTGCCTGTAGTACTAGATCAATGTCAGGAAACTCGTGATATCCACCACCAGCTAAGCTTTTGTCATTCAAGAACTGTGACGTATATGTGTCTGCTGCTACATACCACTGAATAGTAACATCATTAGTAGAACCACCAGCATTAGCTACAAGGATATACGTAACCTCAGCAACACAGTTAGCAGGGCATACATACACATCCTCTACGGTTGTACCGCTGTTGTGTCCATACACTGAACGTCTACGTGATGCTTTACCCTGCGTTAGCTGCATTACTTATCTTCCACCCAAGCTTCGTTTTCTGGTGTAGTAGGATCATCTGCAACGTAATGACCTTTAGCGTTACGTGCACGTTTCATACCCTTAGGTGCAGCTTTCTTGACTGCTTTCTTTACAGGCTTAGTTAGCTTAGCTAAAAACCCTTGCTCTGCTTCTTGACAGATAGCATTAACATTAGGGTCTTTACTTTGTACGTTACCGTAGTTGTCTTCACCTGCAGACTGATTACCCATAGAATCCCACACATAGCCGTGCTCGTCTACACGATAACCTTTAGCTTCAAGTGCGTTTTTATATTTATGGTAATACTTCTGTGCCATTATGAACTCTTCTTCATTGGGCGCTCAGCTGGGTTAGAGGCACCACAGTAACCGCCTTTGTTGTAACCCTTCTTCTTGGTCATGCCGCCTTTGGACATACCCATAGCCATATAGTCTTTCTTCTTGGAAGCCATGCCACCATTAGCCATGCCTGTCTTTTCTTTCTGACAGCCTTCTTTGGCACACTTAGCTGGGGTCTTACACCCTGGACAAGGTTTAAATTTCATAACTATGTTCTCTTTCTTCCTGATGCTGTTGTTGACCAATTAACTTTAGATGGTCCTGTCTTTTTCTGTGCCTCTTTTTTGGATATTTTTGAGGCAACTTTCTTCGGCCTACACGCTGGGTATGGTCTACTTGAGTCACTGGCTGAACTACGCCCACATTCTTTACCTGTCTTAACGTCTGTCCATTCTTCACCAAACCACTTACCTAAGCCTCCTTTAGAAAAACTCCTACGCTGACTTTGTAATACGTGTTGGCTACGTGACCTTGTTCTTTGTCGTGCCACTGTACTTGCCTCCACGCTTCTTGTACTCTTTGGTTAACCACGCTGATGCATATGCGCTGGGCCACACATCAAACTTCTTTTTAGCTTCTGCCTTTACTTGAGAGTATAACTTTTTGTTA